TGGTGTATCGATATCTGGCGCTGTGAAGTCTGCTGAGAAGCTTGATCCAGCGGAGTTGCTAGACAAGAAAGTTGAAATGGTGGGCGTTGTGAATTGAGTTGCTTGAGTGGATCCGGCTGAAACGCTGGCCGCGATCGCTGTTGTCGCCTCGATCAATGTCACAAACGCTTGCGCGCTTCCAGCACTGACGCTTGCTTCTGCAGTCGTAATTTCAACCGCTATCGCCGTGCTAAACGAAATTGCACTGCCAGCAGTCGCTGTTGCCGCTGGGCTGGTAATGTCAATTGCTACTGCATTGGAGCCAAAGCTTGCGCCACCAGATTGTGTTGTCGTTGGGACTGTGATGTCAGGCGCTGTGAAATCAACACTGATTGATGCGTTAACACCGGCTGACCCCAATGCCGAATCGATCGTAATTGCAGCAAACAAGACATCTGCTGATGCGCCTGCTGTGACCGTCGTCGTCGGAATACTCAATACCATGACAAACGGAACTTGATCGAATTGCTCACTGAACGCGATTGATCCACCCATGCCTGAGTGGTTGCCACAGTAGTAATACAGGTCTGGAGTCGACGTGGTGACAACGATTTCTAGGTACGCACCCGCCTGTCCTGCTGTACCAGAGGTTGTAACGCCTGTGGTGTACGCTGACCCGCTGCTATGTGTTCCGTCAGAGGTTGTGCTCAAGGCAAACGGATGACCGCTCAGAGACGAGTCTGATAAGTCGAACCGGTAAGTTCCCTCTTCGTGCAATGACAGCGATGCTTGCTTTGTGCCATCGATGTAGTACTTGTTGCCCGAGCCGTCGTTCGAAACGGTCGCAGTAAAGGTTTTGCTTGCTTTCCCTGCATCAACAGCGATCGACGCGCTACCTGAACCCGCTCCAATAGCAGCCGCGACCGTAATCGATCCAAAAGCAGACACATCTGCGTTAGTGACCGCTTGCGCCGTTGCTAAAGCTTGTGTAATTGCGAGCGTTGTAAAGCTAACGTTTTGTGTTGCGTCTACCGAGTCGCCAACAGCTTGTTGAGCAACAACACCAGTTTCACCAATGCCTAACTGACCAAGAACACCGGCACCAAGGGTTCCTTCATTGCCAATAGTGGTTGTTGTCTGTTGCTCTTGTTCTGCTGAGAACGGAGCTTCAGAAAAAGCATTAAAGCCAAGCATTAATCTTCAGCCTGAAATATTCTTCCCTGCTCAGCGGTAGGAGCAGTGAAGTTAGAAGTGTATTTAGCAACGCCGTTTAGAATCTGCAGATTATCTAGGTAGCCAGTAAAGTAACCATTAGCACCAATGTCCCAACCAATTCTAGTGCCAACATTTGCACTGCCCTGCTCAAATGTTTCACTTCCAGTGTATTCAGTCCCAACCTCTGTCCCATCAACGAACATTTTAGTGGTTGATCCAGAACGACATACCGCTAAATGCACCCATTGATTTCGTGGCAGATCTCCAGCGGCACTTTGGATTCTGAAAGTAGTGTGAAAAAAGTTAACGGTCTCGCTACCTTGCGTTGAATAAATCGTCCATCCATTTGACCCAGATCCATTGCCACCAATAATTGTCTGGTTCGCCGTTGTAGCTGTGCCAGTCGAATACACCCACATCTCAACCGTGAAATCCCCGTGAAAATCAAAACGGTTGTCATCAGGAATCGTAACGTAATCGCCAGTCCCATCAAAATACATGGCCGTCGACCCAAATTTATATTGTGTTGTTGACGTTGCCGCATTTCCTTCAGGTTCTAAACGGAAATTTCCTGTCCTATCAAAGATGCCTGCGTTGTCCATAGGGAGGTACAGGTCTGCATTAGTATTACCAACTGGAGACGTTGGTGGTGTGAACGCTGATGTATAAACAGCATTGCCGACATCATATTTTAAATCAGCAACATATCCTTGGAAGTTTCGACCCAAAGTCCCCATATCGCCAATTAACATGTCAACTGTATTGTTTAAATTATCACTGGCAGTGAATGATATTTCTTGCTCGCCATCAACGAATACCTTGTTAGCACTCCCGCTTCGTGTCCATGCGATGTGATGCCATCCGTTATCCATGACATTTTTTGTGCCAGTGCCTAATACTGAAGTGCTGAAGCCAACTTGTAGCACACCGCTAAGTGGCTGTAACCATATCCCACCTGCGCCGCCGCTGTATTTTGAAACAAGCCCTTTATAGGACGCATTATCACCACTAGATGCATACACCCAAAACTGTAAGCAGAAGTCACCTGTTCCTGCACTGATTGCAGAATCATGGGAAATGACAACCTCATCACCAGTTGCTAAATAAACAGACCCTTTATTCGCACCAACGTCATACTCAGAATCTTGTGCATAGGGGTTGAAAGCATCTATTCTTAGTATCCGTGTCGATGTTTCAACAGCAGTGATGTCTCTGTTATTGCTACTCGTGTCTTTCCAATTTTTCCCATTCCACATAAAAATCGTATTAGTAATTTCGGTCAAAGGCTCTGTCGGAGGTGTGAATGCTGATGTGTAGACCGCCGTACCATTAACAATTCTTATATCAGCTAATCTACTTCCTTTATTCAAGGCGTATCCACCTGCCCTATCTACGGCGCCGAATACAATGTCTCCTAAGTTAATGTCTGCGGTGTTACTGCCTGATGCCGCAAGTTCACCGTCAATAAAAAGACGGAGAGTTCCGCTTTCTCTAGCTAAAGCAATGTGATGCCATTTATCTAAATCTGTATCTGATGATTTGTAACCCGAACCGTTTAGCCCAGCAAATGTGCCTTTTAATTCAAATACACTATTTCCCCATGTCTCTAATGCGTTAGACGCACCGCTTTCAATGCTTATTGGGCGGCAATACAATTCTTCAGTATATTGACGATAAAACCATAGTTCTGCTGTCCAATCTCCACTAGTGCCAGTTTGACTTGTGTAGTTTGTGTAAAAATACCCACCTGCCCGACTTGCTCCTTTATGGAAAGACCCCCAATTATTTAGATATGGATGGAAAGCTGTTTGAAGGGGATCGTTAGTTGACGTAACAGTTAACGCGTTACTTGACCGGTCAATGAATGTCTCATTGTCTAAACTATTCGTATCTGATGTTCCAATAGAAAGAGTAACGTCAGGCCAAAGGGCTGCAACAAAATTCAGCGTGAATGTTGAATTTGCTGTGCCAGTGTTAACACCATCACTAGCGGCAAATGTGACCGTCATTGTGCCACCAGATCCACTAGTGACTGGGGTAACAGTAAACACGTTATCGACATTAGTTGTTGTTGCAATGCCCGTGTCACCTGACTCAGTGGCAGACCAAGTCAATGCGAATCCTTCAGGGTCTGTACCGGTCATTGTGACGACTGTCGCCGTGCCATCAGTTGCTAGCTCGTATGTGGCACTGTTTCCTGAGACGGTAGGAGTTTGGTTCACTGTCGCAATTCTATACCAGCCTGAGCCGCTCCATATGTACAGATTGTTATTAGCAGTCACAAACGCCTGATCGCCAACTTGGTTCGCAGTCAGGGGCAAATCTGATGTGGCGCTATATGATGTAGTACCACTGACCTTTTCTGCAGGCATGACAATAAATACATCTTTCGATCCAGCGCCCCAATTAACAGCACTATTGCTGTTAGACGACTCAAATATCGTCGTGCGAGCAAGTGTTCCTGCTGTTTCATCCCATGTGCCCAGACCAATTTCCCAGTCTGTACCATCGGTGAGCTGATAGTAGGTTGTATCCCCATCCGCTAATGCAGACGCAAACGTCTGGAATCCTGTTGGCGCTGTTCCGCTGACAGTAATCGTTCCTGTGCCAGTCGTTGTCGTTGTCTCTTTGACACGGTTTTTCAGTCTAAGCGCCATCGTCTACTCCATCCCAAGACAGTGTTGATTCATTCCAGATATACATATTGTCGTCGTTGGGCTGTGTTACAGGAGCTTCCCAATTACAAGTTGTGTTATTGAGCACCCAAGACGAGTAAGGCTGAGGAGGAATAAATGCATCCCTTGCCGCGTCATAGGTGTATCCAGTTGCCGCAAAGTTTTTTCGGATCGTGTCGTTGTAGCTTGTCTGTAACCAAGTCCCGCCAAACAAGTCTCTACAAAAATTAACGCCAAGTTGTTCTGACTCATTGCCATCGGCATCCGTCAGTACGTTGTTATTAACAACGATAACTCGCACAACGGTATTGTTTAATCCTATTTCTGCAAAGTGAGCCATTACGCTGTAAAACTCCCCGATCCAGTGAATTCATAAATGTTGTAACCATTGACGGTATAAGTATTTGGGCTTCCAGTCGTGGTGAGAGGGGTTGCGGATCTCACCAAAACTACGCCACTTCCACCCACGCCAGAATCGCCAGTGTACCAATCACCACCACCGCCTCCGCCGGTATTTGCTAAGCCATCGCCGGTTTCGCCTGTTGGATATACTTCGTTATAATCTTCTCCATAGCCTCCTCCGCCTGCTCCGCCTGCTCCAGCGGCGGCAGTAGATGACCCGCCTCCGCCACCAGCTACATAGCCATTATCACCAATACTGGTTCCAAAATTTGTTGATAAATCAGGGCCGTCTCCGCCAACACCTGAATAAGCACCGCCACCGCCACCGCCACCAATGCCGTCACTACCGCCAGCGTTGCCTCCAGAAGCTCCTCCATCATTTCCTTGGGAGCCGTGGCTAGCGGTTCCTGCCGCATATGAGTCAGACCCGCCGCCGCCAGTCGCAAGGCTAGCTCCTGCATATGAACCAGCGCCGTATCCACCACCGTAGGCCGTAGTTGTTACGCCGCTTACCGTCATTGTTGTACTGCCACCGTTATTACCGGCGGTTGCACTATGGCCTACTCCAGCGCCGCCTGCTCCAATGCTGACTGTAGCTGTAGCAGAAAGATCATAATTAGTAAGCTGTACGACGCCACCGCCGCCGCCGCCCGCTCCACGATAACCGCCGCCACCGCCACCACCGCCAACAAGTACGATATCTACAAAATTTGGATTGCCGATAGGCCATTCGTCACTCGCCCTTTCGACAGCTATTTCATTTAAAGTCCACACACCGGATGCAGTATTTGAAGCTTTGTTTGGTGAATTTCTAGCAGTCGTCAGTCTGCCGCCATTGAAAATAGGCATTACGAGATGTCCTCGTATGAACAAACGGCTTCTAAATCAGATGCGGCAGACGCTGTTAATCGCAGAGAGTCGCCTTCTTCTAAGTAAATTGGCTTTGAGATCAGATCAATTGTCGCATCAGCAGGAACTGAGATTGTCTTTGCAATATGGTACGCAGTCGATGATCGATAAATGTCTACATTGACATCTGCGTTGTTCGTACCATCAACATTTGACACATACAGTGCGTTCACTTTAAGAGCCTTGCCACTACCGGTTCCGTTGGTGACAATCGCCGTTGCTGATGTGCCAATCGCCTGAACTGCTGTTTTGCCAGTAATCGTCGTTGCATTAATTAAGTTTGGTGCCGCCACATTAATCTCCGTAAATCATGGACAACCCAAACGCTCTTGCTGGGTTGTTGTTGTGGAAAAGTTTGTTTGCTCCGCTGATATTTGATGCAGTTAAAGTGAAGGTGACGTAGTCATTTACTGCCGGACCTACTAGCGGGCCGTTTAAAATATCTGCGCTGAAGCTAGTTAGAGGCAATGTTGTGTTAATTGCGGAGTCTGGTATCCACATTAAAAACACGTTGTCGTCACCGTCAGTAACATGAACTGCTAATTTGCCATCTAATGCCCACCTAATTGAGCTAGGCCAAGAATCACTGTAATCGCCACCAACTGGTGTCACTGCGTCAAAAGACAATGAATTTGAAGTCGTTGAACTCACAGACGACAGATCATATGCAGTGTTTAAAAAAATCGTTTCTAAATACTCATCCGCCTTAGTTTGATACAACGCAGTGCCGTCATTGTTAAACCCAATTCCACGGAGATCGATGTTTGTCGGCGTAAAGGTATGTGTCGGCGTTGAACCTAGCGTGGTGATGTCATACGCAGTGGATGCTGTGAAGGTGTAAATTTTACCTAACGTGCGATCAGCAAAGAAAAATTTAGTGCCGTCAGGACTCACCTCAAGGCCAAGAATAAATGTGAAAGTAATGTTTGAATTCGCTGTCAGATCGTAGCTATCGATATCATTCGCATCGTAGGTGCTTAGGTTATAAGGGGTTGAACATTTGAACCGCTTCAAAACACCGTCATGGGTCACTAAAATTAGACTTGATCCACTGTCTGTCCAACGGATATCTCCCTCATTATTTGGGCTACCGTAATCTGTTTCATCAATAACTTCTGATCCAGAGGCAATGCTAAAATAACCTCCGTAGGCAGGGGAGTTATTCATCACATACTCATTGATGCCTAAACTTCGATTCATGATGACTAATCGAGTCGCATCTGGGCTGATTTCAACCCCGTAAGCCAACGCCGGTTCCGGACTCAATTCATCGTTTGAATTTTTAGGTTGGCCGATCATTGTATCTATATTGGCGACATTATATGCGCCAGTAACAACCGACTCTCCCTTCAGCGTAAACGTAAAATCGCCCACTGCAGGGATGTTAGAAAACAAAATATCTGTTGTCTGTTGATTGCTGTTAGGTACAACGGTGCCGGTGAAGTGCGTTCCAGAAGATAAGTCAAAGGTCAAACTATTTGGTGCGCCAGAGCTTGAGCTTCCTGCGCTGGCCGCTCCACTCTCTGTGATGACTCGTGACGCAGGCAGAGTAATGAAAACATCTTTAGTGCCAGCACCCCAGTCAACCGCTGATCCAGAGTTAGAGCTTTCGTAGACAGTAGTGCGAGCTAATACAGCGCCAGACTCAGTCCAAGTACCTAAACCAGTTTCCCAGTCTGTACCGTCCTCAATGACATAGTACGTTGTGTCGCCGTCCGCTAGTGCACTAGTGAAACTTTGAAATCCATCGACCGCGCCAGCAAGCGTGAAACTGCCGGTGCCGGTTGTTGTCGAGGTTTCTTTGACACGATCTTTCAGAACTAAAGCCATTTACTACTCCATAAAAAAGCGCCCCGTAGGGCGCTCTGTATTAGGTCGATGGATCATTGTTGATTGTCAACGGCGTGCTTACAGTGACCTGATAAGTACCATCGGTCGATTGCACAGGCCCTCCAAAATCCAAATACGCTAATAGCTGCGATGTGCCATCAGTTCCCGTATCTCGATACACTACTGCTGCAGTTGCAGCGACAGTTGCACTAGTCCATGAGACCGATGAAAACGAAATCTCGATATCGTGATTTGTTCCATCGACAGTAACAGTTGGCGTCGTTTCCTTGCCTCCTGCCTCATATCCTTCGTTTGCTGGTGGACTTCCGGTATCGGCAGCCTCGTACCCAGACCCTCCGCTAATCGTTGAGTAATACTCGTCGGACCCCTGAGATGGTGTGTACGACGATGTCACCAATACCATGTTAAAGGTATGTTGAGTGCTATCAGTCGCCGCATCATCACTGAAATCCATGTTTCCCGCGAGGATGTGTTTCCACGCGTTATCATAGACAAAAGAAGCCATGTTGCTTTCTCCGTTAATTAGTGAATAGATTTACCGTTGAACACTGACGGCTTTAATAGCCAAGACGGCGGTATTGCGTCGTAAGACGAGCGCCTACTTGTCCTTGGAGACCACGCTTGCGAGCATCTCCAAGTAACTTCTGGTACTGCTGGAAATGCGCTGCAGCGAGGTTTGGTTGACCCCACTCTTCCGTCAATTGACGTCGGAGTTTGCTCAGCGCACCTTCGCGCAACAGATCTGACTCCCGAGCAACGAGATTGTCGGGGACATCTGTCAGGCTTTGCGGCACTAACACCGCATACACCTCAAAGGTTTTCACAACATTCGGAATCGGATCGATGAACACTTTCAACCCGTCCGTCCAGAAATATTTTGGGTAACCTTCTTTGGCTTGAGTTCGCACATAAGATGGTTGTAAATAAACAGTCGCGTTGTTTTCCGTGCTATACACGCTGTATATGCGCTGGATCAACGCTCCACTAGGGACAGTTAAATCATAAGATCCTGTACCGCTAACCGTAGTGATAGAGCTCAGCTCTGAGGTATACAAAGGCGTCGTGCGACAGGCTTCTTGCGCCGTCAATAACAGAGCCCTCTCGATAGCTGGCTGTGGACACCCAATCAATTCACTGATGATGTCATTCGTAATATTAGAAATCGTCATGTACGAACCTCAACCTCATTTGCTTGTGGGCTATTCGACGCATCAGCACCACTGATAATCTTCATTCTGTCCATTGCACTTTGTTTTAAAGCGCCGGCTTTATTGAAGCTCGCGGAAGACGACTCTTTCTCTAAAGCTCTGCTGGCCGTCAGATCAACAACAGATGCCACATATGAATCATCGACAGATAACGTTCCTGTGAGGCTGACACTGTTCGCAGGAGTAGCTGACACCAGCACTCGCAAGGTCGCATCTGATGTTGGTTTTGGGTAAACGTACAGCCGACTCGGGTCGCGATCTTCGTAAATGTAATGCTTGATCTTGGCTCCAGATTCAGTTCGCCATGCCGGCGCATGACGATCGATCACTGACATTTTTACATTTGTCACAGTGTCGCCCGCTGAAGTGCCAAGCACATCAAGCACGCGGCGTGACGAACTAGGAAGCGTTGCAAAAAACTCACCCGCTGACACAACCAAATCCACTACAGTGGACGTCGAATCAGGACGCACATTGGCCACAAACTGCTGCGCCTCAGCAATAGCATTTAGCAGCTCAGTATCGCTCCATCGAATACCTGTCGGATCTTGTAGTAAAACCCTGACCCGATCGATGACTCCTGCAACGTTCATAAATTACCTCTAAATCAAACCAGCTAGCTTCGCGGTCTTTCTGCTGAACTTAATCCCATTTGGAGCAACGACAACGTCGTCAGCGACAGTCGGCTGCACTTCTTCGCGCGTATAAAACATCAGCATCTCATTTAATTGCGCTTTGGTTGCATTGGCGTTCGCCTTGATACCTTTATTGGCGAGCTGCTGCATGATTTCTGCTTTGGTGAGTTGCATATATCCTCGATGATCTTGACGGGGATCTTCCTAGCACGGCTTTTTACGCCTTCAAAAAATGATCCATGTAGTTCAATAAACACCTGTTGAACAGGCAAAAACGCCAAGTAAATATCGACGGGACCATTACCATTAGGCGACCCTGACTTTGATATCGCCCAGCCTCTGTCCCAATATGCTTTCTTTACGTTGACTGTTTTTATCTCGCCATCTTCATCGATCGCGAAATCGTAATCCTTGTTATCGATCAGAGGTGTCAATACACGACACCCCTTCTCGATATAGAACGCGAGACCAAGAGCCTCAACTGTTTGCCATCTTAATGACGACATCGTTGTCGACTCTTAGTCCCGTCCTACTTAGGCTCCGTCTCCGAGGCCGATAGCAACACCTGCGTCTGGGTGAACAGCCTTGAAGCCGTACACTTGCAGACCGCGCACGCCGTCACCGAACTGAGATTCCAGACGGATTGTCTCTGTCTTCACGAACTGTGATGCAAAACTCATGAACGCTTTCGTGCCAGCAATCGCAACTTTTTCAGATTGCGCGTTGGTTGAAAGATTGTTAGAGCTGTACACAGTGAAGCGATCGATCTGACCAACACGTCCATTACGCAAGATTGACTGAGCGTCACCTGCTAATGAAGCGTCTTTCAAATCAGATGACTTGAGCGCTGTGATTGCTGATGGAGGAAGAACAATGTAACGACCAGTTTCTGGCACGTTAAGTTCATCCAGCTTTTGACCGGCAAGCAAGATCAGATCCAAGATATTTGTCTTATTGACAGTTGTATCTGAACCCAAATTAGACAGGTCGATAGATGTAGTCGCAGCAGTTGCCATTCCGGCCAACACTTGCGTGTCGATTGCGATTTTCATCTTCTCAGCCGCGTCTTGCGTTGCTGCGTTGATCAAGTTGATGTCTGACTGAGCACCAAGTACATCATCGACTTTGAACGCATAGCTTTTCGCTTTGTCGACCAAAAGTTCGATAATGTTTTCACCCAGAGTCTCATAAGAGATTGAAGGTGACATTGGATTGTAGTCAGCAATTGTAATTGCTGGGGGAACACGGATGTTCACTTTGTCGCCAGCATTACGGATTTCGCCTTCATAGTCATTGTTCGTGACTTCTGAAAGCACGGTAGACGCATAAAAACGCGTCTGCAATTTTTTGGACCAAATTTCAGGTACGAAATTGGCCATGGTTCCTGTGATTAAAGCCATTGGTTAGTCTCCCAAATACAGGCTAGATGACACGTCCCTCTTTTAAAGCTTGATCAATTTCAAGCTCATGTTTGAGGTACTCGGTAGGTGACATCGCATCAATTTCCGCACGGCTCCAATTCTTCCTGCCTTCCGGTTTTGGCTTTGTAGATCGAGTCTTGGGCTCAGCGATTTCTCGCGCTTGCTCAAGGGTCTGCGTCACCGGTTTCGGTTTGACAAAGGTGTCCTTGTAACTGTTTAGAAGATCGACGACATCCTCGGATGATCCCTTCTCAACCACTTGTCGCATATACGACGGCTGGGCATCCAACCACTCCCTAAATGACTCGGTCTGTGCAACTTCAAAAGCATCCGGATGGACAGCCAAAATCGCATTCTGGTGTTCAAGCTTCGCGCGCTCTTGAGCGTCAACTTGAGAGTGATTTCTCATCTCATTCGTTTGACTCTTAAACCCTTCAAGCTCAGATTGCAGACGATGAATTTGTCCAAGCAACGGCTTCGCAAGATCAGGGTATTCCTCCGTCAACCGTGCAAGATCTGCATCGGTCGCGGCTGGAGCCATGACTTGCGTTTTTAAAGTTGCGACCTCGCCAGCAAGATCAGTCACGCGCTGTCTAAGAGTGTCGTTTTCACGCCTCAAAGAAGCCGTTTCTTGAGTGGCCTTGGTCATACGACGTTGAGCGTCTTTGATTCGTTTTTCAGCGTTCTGGATGGTTAACTGATCCGTTTCCGCTGACTTCGAGTCCTGCTCTGTCTCAGCTTCAGTTTCTTCAGTCTCATCTTTGCCAGATTCTTCCGCCTGTGGTTGTTCGGCTTCGGTCTCGGGTTGGGTCTCTTCATCGACAGTATCCTCTTCAATAGCCTCTTCAACCGTTTCAGCTTCTGCTGTGGCTTCCGGCTTTTGTTCGGGTGTCTCTGATTTGTCCTTCTGTGCATATAATTCAGCGTGTAGGCGATCTGCCTCTGCTTCCATATCTGCCAGCTTACTGTTTGCGAATTCTTCGCTCATACGTCTCTCCTGTGTGGGACGGTTGTCCGTGAGTCCACAAAAAAAGGCCGCGACCAGCGACCCTCTTTGCTACTGCTTTTACGCAGATTCTGCTTGGTCTGTAAGAATACAAACCGCTTCATAATTTACTTTTGGGCTCGGTGCTGTCTGAAGAAAAAACTCTCTTGCTTCAAAGCACTTCGCCATTGTCGTGTAAATGCTTACCGGCATGACTTTGATTTCTTGGTTGATAATCAACACAGCAACCAAGACCCAGCTCATGACTTACTTCTCTGCCAACTTTCTTAATCGGCTACGCAGTTCTAGCACTTCACGCAACACTTCACATCGGCCCTGCGCTTTCTGGACCGCTGACGGCTCCATCTGTTCCAGCCGGTCCCGCTCCACCTCCAAGCAATTCAGGAGGTATGCTTCCATTTCCGCCCATTGCGGGTTCTGCACCAAGTTGAGGAGCCTGCGGCCCCATTCCTCCGTTAGCTTGTTGCTGTTGGAGTAAAGCTTCTTGTAATCCAGCGAGTTGTTGCTGCTCAAGTTGTTGCTCATCAATCAATACCTTATCCGCTTCTAGATCTAACGATCCGGCGATTTGTGACAGCAACTCACGGCGGTCAACCAGATTCATGTCGACCTGATTAGTCGTCATCTGGAGGAACTGCATGAGGCGCTGCGAACGAATTTCTTTTGCAATCAGAGCACTTGATCCACGGGCATACACTTGCATGTCCCCTTTGACAGAATC